TGATACTAATGAAATCAAAGCTCTGGTTCATGGAGAAGTTTCTACATATATGGGGTTCAAATTCATTGAATGTGAACGCCTTTCAGTAACCACGTCGACGGCACATAGACGACTGCCTGCTTGGGTACATTCTGGTATGGTATTTGCATCAGGGGCAGAAATCAACGCAGAAATCGGTCCTCGACGTGATAAACGTAACTCGACTCAAGTATATTGTTCTGCTTCATTTGGCGCTGTTCGAATGGAAGAGAATAAAATGTACGAGATCGAATGTGATGAATAGGAGATAAATTATGGCTACTGTTAGCGGTGTAAATTACACTAAACAGACAAGCACGCCGGCCGATTTGGTTCTCCCTAGAGATTCACATGGTCGTGTGCGAGTAATGTATGACACATATGAAGCATCTTCACTGGCGAATCCGTCAACGATTCAGTTGTTTAAAATACCAGTAGATGCTCGCGTGATCGATTTTAAGATCTGGCATGACGCTTTGGCTTCAAGTACTACTTTAGCTTTTGGCGATGCTGATGATCCTGATCGTTTCATGGCAGCTGCTAGTTCTGCTTCAGCTGGTATTATGATCCCTCTCATCGGTAAAATTGATGGCTTTGCTGGGTACACATATTCCGCTGAAACACTTCTCTCTATAACAACTGGAGGGGCGGCAGCTACAGGTACTATCCACGCGTATGTTATGTACGTTGTAGATTAATAACCTTAAAGGGACCCCCGGTTTCGGCCGGGGGAAACTTCTTTATGGCAACTTCAAAAGTTCAGATAGCCAATTTAGCTTTAATGCATGTCGGTGAAAAGTCTATTACATCTTTTACTGACGGTTCTAATGCTGCAAATACTGTAAATCAAGTTTATGATGTTGTTCGAGATGCGGTTTTAACGGATCATCCTTGGAACTTTGCCGTTAAACGAATTATTCCTAGTTTAGATGCAACCACTCCTGTTTATGGTTTTACTTATCGATTTGATTTACCTACTGATTATTTACGATTAATCGAAATTGATGCAAATCCTGAATATAAAATTAGCGGACTTTTTATTGAATGTGATTCGAATCCAATCAAAATCAAATATATTGCAAAAAATGATACAGCAATAGAATATGATCCTTTATTTGTTCAAGCTTTAGCTTTAAGATTAGCTGCTACGATTTGTGAAAGATTAACCCAAAGTTCTACTCTATCAAAAGAATTATTCGAAAATTATCTTAAAGCTATTTCGACAGCTAAATCGGTTGATGCACAATCTGATTATCCTGACAATATAGAGGCTGATCTTTGGTTAGATTCTAGACTTAAAGGAACTTCTATTGGTTCAGGAGATCTTTAATGGCTACTCGACCTAAACAGCCAGCTGATTCTGGTATTAGAGCAGAACCTTTTCAAACAAATTTCACAGCTGGTGAATTTAGTCCATTATTAGAAGGACGTATTGATTTAGCTAAATATCCTAATGCTGTATCTAAAATGGAAAATTTTTATGTTTTTCCTCATGGACCAGTAGATAAAAGAGCTGGGACGCGATATATAGCTCCAGTTAAAACTCCTTCAGCTGTTACAAAACTAATTCCTTTTATTTTCAATACTGTACAAGCTTATATTATTGAATTTGGTAATAATTATTGTCGATTTTATAAAGATGAAGGACAAATTTTAGATGGCGGTGCTTACGAAATAGCAAGTCCTTATGCAACGGCTGATTTACCTGATTTAAAATTTACTCAATCTGCGGATATTTTATATATCTGTCATCCTAGTTATCGACCAAGAGAATTAACTAGAACAGGTCATACATCTTGGGCGTTTTCTAATTATGATTACGGAGATGGACCTTATTTAGCCTATAATACAACAGGCACTACTTTAGCTCCTAGCGGAACAACCGGGAGTATTACAATAACAGCTTCTGCGGCAACTTTTGTTTCAGCTGCTGTAGAAGTTGGACGAGTAGTCCGTATAGAACAATCGTCTGAATGGGGAGCTGCTATTATAACAGGTTTTACTAGTACTACTGTAGTTTCAGCTACTGTAATTAGTGATGATGATTCTGCTTTTTTAAACACCTCAGCAGTTACAACTTGGCGCTTAGGGGCTTGGTACGGACCAGATAATTGGCCTTCATCACAACCAAGTTTTTTTGAAAATCGTCTTGTATTTGGTAATACTAAAAACGAACCTAATGCTTTTTGGTGTTCTAGATCTTCTGATTTTAATAGTCATAAACCAACTGCTAGGGACGGAACTGTTACGGATTCTCATGCAATTAATCGTTTAATTACAGATAATCAAGTAAATGCAATACATTGGTTAACCGTTGATAATGCATTTATGTTTGCTGGAACTAGTGACGGACCTTTTAAAATCTGGTCTGGCCAAACTAGTCAAGCTTTTGCTCCAACAGCTCTTAAAGTTGATAAACAGACTGAAGATGGCGCAGGCGATTTTGGTACTGTAAAAGCAGGAGATGCTGTTTTATATGTATCTAGATCTGGAATTAAAGTTAGAGAACTATTATTTTCATTTGAAAATGATAAACATTTATCTGCTAATTTAGCTTTATTATCAGAACATTTGCCAAGAACTGGAATTGCTCATATTGAATATCAAGAAGAACCTAATGGAATAGTTTGGGTTCTTTTAACTGATGGAACTTTAATCTCATTTACATATAAACGAGATGAAAAAGTAGTTGCCTGGCAAAAACAAGTTCTTGGAGGATATTTTGGCAATGTTACGATTACAGTAACTGATTACAGTAATATCGCTACAGGTGCAACTTTAAAATTAACAAAATCAGATGGTTCAATTGTTACTTTTACTTGTCAGGGACCTGGAAGTTCTCCGACACCAGAAACAAATAAATTTTTTCATAACGAATCTAACGATACGACAGCTGATAATATTTATACTGCTATTAATCTTCATGAAGATTTTACAGTTGCAAATCCTGCCGCAAATGTAGTTACAGTTGAAGAAACTTTACATGGCATTGGATATTTAACCATAACGAGTTCAGATACTACAAGATTAGCTGTTACAAGTGAAGCGGCACCTCTTATTGATTCTATTGCAGCTATTCCATCAATAGATGGAAAATCAAATACAGTTTATTTAATTGCAAAAAGAACTGTTAATCAAATTACAACTCGTTTTGTAGAGTTTCTAGAAGAGAGATTTGAACCTTCTTCTGATACAGATAAAGATGATGCTTTTTTCGTAGATTCTGGCTTAACTTATACGGGTAGTGCTACTAGCACATTAACAGGTTTGACTCATTTAGAAGGGGAAACAGTTAAAATTTTAGCTAATGGAGCGGCTCATCCTGATAAAGTTGTTTCATCAGGAGAGATTACTTTAGATAGAACAACGACAAAAGCGCAAGTAGGATTAGGTTATGCCGCAACTTTAGTAACATTACCTTTAGAAGTAGCTACTCCTACAGGCACATCTCAAGGAAAAAAGAAACGTATCTCTCAATTATTATTGCGATTTTATAAATCTTTAGGAGGTTTATTTGGGCCTGATGAAAACACGCTTGAACGAATATTAACTCGATCAGGTTTAGATCCAATGGATGCATCTCCTCCTTTAGAGACAGGAGATCGAATTTTGAGTTTTAATGGTCCGCATGATACACAAGCAAAATTAGCACTCGTTCATAATGAACCTTTACCTTTTACTTTAATGGCAATAGGACCTCGACTTGAAGTTCAAAAACGATGAAGTGCCAGGAATGTAATTCAACTAATTTAACTTATTCTACGGATTCTATTTTTGGTACACTTCATGAATGGGCTGATTGCGGCGATTGTATTTGTTTATATGTTAAAAACATTGACACAGAGGAATGGATCGAAACTTCTTCTTTAACTGCACAGAGGGATATTGGCAAATCGACGGGAATGCAAGCGCTTCAAAAATACACTGGTGGTGCCTTTTGAGGCTTGGCACCTAGATTGGATTGATTTTAATATAGACGCATTTCAATCTATGATGAGATTACCTTGTCCTACGGCAGATCATGCAAAAGCCTTAGCTACATTTTGTGATGCTTATACAGGTTTAAGAGAAGGAAAAGTAGTTGCTTGTGCAGGAATTATGCCTCTTTGGAACGGAGTTGCTGATTTATGGATGTATTTGGGAAAAGAAACGTTTACAGATAAACGATTAGCGTGTAAAGTAATAAAGTATTATTTGGATGATATAATAAAAAGACATGATATACATCGTTTTCAAGCTGTAGTAAAAGCAGATTACTGTAAAGGTATCAGGTTTGCTGAATTTTTTGGATTCAAAGCAGAAGGCATTATGAAGGCATTTGGACCTAATAAAGAAGATTTTATTCGATATGCGAGGGTATTATGACAGGACCTGAAATAGCAATAGCTTCGATGGTACTAACAGCTGTAGGAACTGGTGTTGCTGTATACGGTCAAATCCAAGCAGGAAATGCAGCTAAAGAAGCTGCTGAATATGATGCTAAATTAAGAGAAAATGAAGCTATAGCTATTCAACATGCTCGCGATGCTA